GTTGGGGCCCGTCATGCTCGGGTTGTCCCGGTACATCTTCATCGACCGGGTGCGGAACGTCGGGATGACCATGCACGGCAGCAGCAGGCATCGCGCGCCACTTTCCAGGGCGGTTGCATTGGCGATGTTTTCCTCTGTCCGGCCAAGTCCCTTGCCAAACTTCGTCTCAAAGTAGCGCGTGCTGTAGCGCACGGTCGCCGTCAGTCCGCGCCCGTTGCCGCCCATGTTCCAGTCGATGCCGCGCACAAGCGCTCCGCTCAGCCAGTCGCTGCCGCCGCCGTACTGCTCGCCGATGTTCTTGATGACCGGCGCGCCCTGCGTCACATCGTCCCACAGGATGTTCACCGGCGTGAACACCGTGATCGGCTCTGGTTGGCTCTGCGCGTCGAGCTTGACTTTCTCGACGTGGTAGACCTCGGTGGCCGAGTGCACGTCCCAGATGTCGCCCTGAGACACCGAAGTGCTCTTGAGGTAGGCCTTGTACTCGCCGGATTGGATCATGTCGTGGTCTCCCGCATCTGACGCTGGAATGCCGCCATCTGCCTGTCGAGCTCCCGCAGCTCCTCGCGCGAGTACAGGGTACGCGCTTCCTGCTCGCTGCCAACCACCGACAGGTCGGCCTCGCGCATGATCTCATCGATGTCGCGCTGCCCGCCGAGGTTGCCAAGCGCCGCTCCGATGAACGTTCCCAACCAGCTCGCGCCTTTCTCAAGGTTGCTCGCCCAATTAGAAATCACGCTCTCGCCACCCGAGCCAAACCCTCGAGAGAGTCCACCAAAGAATCCCGCCGGCTTGAACTGATCCTGCGGACCGGCAGCCGCCGCGATGCTCGCCGCCTGGACGGCGCTCATCGTCGTGGTCTTGCCCGTCTTGGCAAACTCAGAAAGCGTCTTGTTGGCCTCGGTCACGGTCGCGCGGAACGAATCCATGATCGCGCCCGCGAGCTTGACGGGGGCAGCGGCCGCCAGCGCGATGCCGCCCGCGCCGATGGCGAGGCTGCCGGCGGTGCCTCCGAGCGCGCCGAGGCTGCCGAGCTTGCCAGCAGCGCCGCCGGCGAACGCGAGGCCCTTGCCGCCGATCCCCTGCAGCTTCTTGTTGGCGTCCTCGATCTGCTTCTTCATGCCAGACGTATTGACCGCCACGTCGACGTTGAGCGTTGGGAGTTTCATAGGAACCGGCTCACCTTCTGGCGTCGCGCCTTGCGTCCCTTGCTCATCTTGGAGATCTCAAACTCCACCTCGCGGGCAAGGTAGGGCAGCACCTTCGGACCAAACGCTTGGTGCACGATGCGCGACGCGCCCGTGCCGATGTGGTACTTGCCGCGCCCTCGATGCCGCAGGCCCTTCTTCCATCCGCGCCCAAGCTCGATGGTGCGGGCGCCCGTGCCCGGGTGCGTCATCCCCTTCGCCCAGCTGTGCCAACCGAGCTCCGCGAAATGAGAGCGCCAACCGACGCCCATCTCGTCGTACGCCTTACGGCGCGCGCGGCCGCTGCCGCCGTAGTCGCTGTAGAACTTGCCCTTGATCTTGACCGGTGGGTCGCGGTATCCGACGCCTAGCCAGATGACGCCCTTCGGCCAGAACTTGATGCGGTACGCCATGTGCTTCGGGTTGAGATACTTGTCGTTGCGCTGCGAAATCAGCGCCATCTCTTCCCGCGCGAACTGCCTCAGGGCGTTCTTCGCGATGCGGATCTTGACATTCTTTTCAAACTCGTCCAGGGCGGCACTTATCGCCTTCAGGTCGCCTGGGTCCGGTCGGAAGGTTAGATTTGGAGAGCTCATCGAGTCGCCTTCTAATGCCCTTCCAGTCCGGCACGTCAAGCTCGACGATGAGCTCAAGCACCGACCGTTCCCAAGGTGCCGCCCGTCTGTTCCGAAGGACGCGCGCGAGCAGCTGCCGCGCGTCCCGGCCTAGTCCGCGCCTTCGCTGTACAGCGCCTCGATCATGGGCACCGCCTTCGCGGCAAGCCCCGCAGGGCAGCCGCCGGCGGCCTCGATGCTGGGGAACACAGGCTGCCCGTCCTCGGTGTGGAGGTGACGGTAAAGCCCGAACTGCCGGCCGCGCTTCGGGTCCTGCGTGTTGATGTCGATGGCCTCGATCAGGTCGAGCAGCGTGGGCCGCGACAGCTGGAACGTGTGCCCGTTCCACTGGAATGGCACCGGCTCAAGCGCGAGGATGGCGCGGATATCAGCCAATGGTGTACGCCCCGTTAAACTGCAGCTCGAACGCCACGCGGACCACGTCGGACACCGCGACACTCGGGTTCCAGCTGGTGACGTATGCCGTCGCGGTGATAGTCGCGCTAGCGTGCAGCGTGAACACGCACACCACCGTCGCGCCAGACCGCACCGCTGCCTCAAGCGCCGCGATCTGCGTGTTGGCCTGGTCGTAGTACAGGTTGCCCGACGCGCTGCCCGTGCGAATGCCGTTCACGAACGCTCGGTCGGCGTTGCCGATCTCGGTCACGTCGACTGTTTCAAGGGTCAGCGTCACGGAAGCGTCGACAATGCCGGGGACGGCGGTGCCGCCGACGGTGAAGATGAAGCCTGACGTGTTGTAGACAGCCATTTCACGGCCTCCAGTAGATCGTTGCGTTGACCGTCACCGTCGCTGGTTCCTGCTCGTCGCCGAGCCCGACGGTAGGCGGCGCGAGGGTCTTGCTTGTGATGACGATGGCGTCGATGACGATGCCGCTGAAGGTCCCCGTATCGAGCGCCGTATCGATGGCGTCGCCGATCGTCGCTGCGTCGATGCTGGTTTCGGCAATGCCCGTGACGGCGAGCTCGCCCTGCATGATGCCGCGCGCAACGTCGGAAGTCGCCTGGTTCGCCACTTCGTACGTGACTGCAGGCAATGCCGTCGATTGCAGGCGGTAGCCGTGCGTGACGCGGGAGTCTGGCACGTCGATGCCGGCTGCCGAGAGCTCGGTGCCGTCGATAAGCATCGTTCGGACGGCTGCCTCGATGGTCGCCATTAGTCGATCTCCTCGCAGAGGATCACGGCCACGCGGTCGGCTGCATCGAGGTTGCGGATCGACTGGACGCGCAGGATGCGCCCGCGCACGTCGAGCCGGTCGACCTCGGTCAGCCCGACGCCCTGCACCGCCTGCCAGCGCGCGCGGACCTCGCACGTGCGCCGCACGGCGACGCCGTCGGCGTACTGCTGCTCGGTGGTCGAGTCGTTGCGTAGGTCGCAGCGGAACGTTCCCGCCGCGTCCCATACGTCGGTGCGCATGCCGAGCGCATCCTGCGACTGGGATGCCGCCAAGCGCGTCGCCTTGAACTGCAGGACGCCACCCGAGATCATCGGATCGGACTCCGCACGGCGTACATGTCGAGGATGGCGTCAACCCCAAACGGCACGGGGTTGAGGCCGATCGGCTGCATCGACTCGGGGTTGTTGTACCAACCGCCGACGAGCGAGATGATGGTGTGCACCAGCGGGTCGGGGATGTTGGCGTACCCGGCGGTATAGGTGACGATGACCACCGAGCCGTCGAAGATCTGCGGTGCCTTCTTGAACCGGATGATCGGCATCGGTCCGTCCGACTGGTCGATCCAGTAGTCGGCGGACGGCATCGTGACCTGGTTGTTGCCTGTGTCGTAGTACCTGACGTGCGTCAGCCCCGTGTACGGTGCCACGGGGATCAGCGAATCTGTCCACGTCGACAGGTACAGCGCCTCGCTTCGCGCGCTGAGCGCGAGCCCGGTGCGCTTCTCGACGTACACGTTTGCGACCTCGCGAAGCCTGATCAGCTCCGTGTCATCGTCCGTGTAGTCGACCTTGAGCGCCGACTTGATGGTTGAGAGCGGTACCGACATGGAAAAGGGTCGCGCGGGTTTCCCCGCGCAACCCCATGGGGAGAATGGATCACTTGAACTCGGCGTGCGCGAAGGGGCGGTAGCCCGAAGCGCCGGCCATCACCGTGAGGTCGCTGCGCTTCCACGTCTGCAGGAAGACGTTGAGCTTGACCAGATCGGTGTACTGGTCGAGCATGAACTCGATCGGGCCACGGTCGTAGATCTCGACGTTGCTGAAGTCGCCCACGACGAACGCGACGTTGGTGGCGGCCGTGCCGGTCGGCATGAACTGCGAGATCACCACGGGGATGCCGTAGAGGCTGCCGTTGATGCCGTTCGTCAGGCCCTCGGGCACGTTGTCGCTGACCTGCCACAGGTAGCGGTTGCTGCCGTCCTTGAGCTTGCGGATCTCCTTCGCGGCCGTGTCGCCCATCATCCAGCGCAGCGAAGGGCCGCGACGGTACTGCGGGCTGACCAGATGCGCGGTCTCGATCACGGCGTCGGCGGTGAGGCCCGTCCATCCCTGTCCGGTGGTGCCGCCGGTGAAGGTGAACTTGTTGTCGGCGGTGTTGATCTGCGTGATCACGCCGCTCGGCTGCGCCGGGTTGCCCGTCGCGCTGGCCGAACCGTCGCCCGTCATGAGGTACTGCTCCTCGGTCTGGGCAAGCGCCTGCGCGACCTTGTTGGCAAGGTACGTGCCGCCGTTGATGTAGTCGTTGTACGCCTGGTACGTGACCTTCGAGCGCACCGCGTAGGTGAAGTCGCCGATGGTCTTGCGGCCGAACGTGCCGGTCGACTCGGTCACGGTCGAGGTCGGCGACGCGTAGCCGTCCGTCGTGCTGGTCGACTCGTCCACGATGTAGCCGGTCGGGATCGCGGTCTCGACGGTGATCTGCTGGTCGGTCGCGACCTGGAACACGCGCGCGAGGCTGCGGAGCGGCGTCTCCTTCATCATCAGCTCCCAGATGCGGCGCTGCATGTCGACGGGCATCGGGGCATTGCTGCTGCCGGTGTTGAGCGCGCGAACCTCAGACATGTCGCCGGTGCGGAGCGCACGCGCAAACGCGTTGCGGTACTCGGGCGTCGCGGCGCAGTCGGCCGCCACGGCCTTCTCGGCGCTCGCGGCGCGGACCGCCGGGAGGTCGTACGCCGGCTTGCGGAGCTCGGATTCGATGCGCGCGGAGCGCTGGGCGCGCTCGATCAGGCCGTCGAGCTCGACGTACCGCGCGTCCATGCGGTCCCACTGCTCGCGGTCGAGGTTGCTGAAGTCCTTGCGGTCGTTCAGCTGCTGCATGTCGCCGAGGAGCTTCTTGCGCTCCTCCATCATCGCCTTCAGCTGAAGCTTCAAATCAGACATGGTGCTTTCCTTTCAGTTCGCGCAATCGAAGCGCGCGTGCCATCCTGTCGCGCTCGGAAACGCTCCGCAGCGACGAACTTGTCCTGTCTCCGTACGCCGCGTCGACCACCACGGACAGCTCGACAAGCCGTGCCTTCGTGACAGTGCGCAGCGTGCGCTTTTCGTTCCATTCGTCCGCTTCCGCGTAGAACCCGAACGACATCTC